GAATAATAATCATAAACCCCGCGAATACCTTACTGTTATTTAGCGCCTGAACATGACTGTTGAAATACTGAAACATGTTTTGTATAGAAAAATCTTGGGGCAATGAAACGGCTGCGCCAGCGGTGGTGTCGATTTTTATATCCTTCTTTCTTGGCATATAGACAATGCGGATATAAAAATAGTTGTCGAATATTTAGTCTAAATTTTTGGACATGGTTCTTTTTCGACTGAAATATTTGTTGCAAAGACGGGGAAATAATATCTACCCATTTTTTAAGTATGTCATATTTATTATTATCAGCATCTCCATATAAAAATGATGAAACCACAAATAAAAAAAGAATATCCACCATTCGAAGAAACACCAAATATAAAACGGCTCCCGATGATCGTATCATAGGTTTAGACGAAAACTTTCGTGAAGGTTATGAAAGTATGTCGCCGCCCAACATGGAGGATTTGCAAACGGTTAATGAAAACAGAAATGTTCGAATTAATGATATTTTAGATAAAATTACTTCGAATAACGACACCGAAAACAATAAATTAGGAAACTTCAAGCCGATTGAACACCCTACATTAAATGTGAAGAAGGATTTACCAGAAAGCGATGCGACTTCTAAAGCATACGTACCCGCCGTTCCTTCTTCTTACGTTGCCGCGAGTAACGCTATGAAATCGGGCGATTTTTCCTATGCTGGAAATACAGCCGCGAAAGAGAACTCTTACAGTAATTATAACCAGAGTTACGAAACGCCGCCTACGTTGAAACTGCCGCCTTATATATTGAACCCCGGGGCGGGACGCCCCGCTGCTGCCGCCGCCGCCAGCGGCGTTAATCCGTACAACGACGGCAAACTAATGGAACGAATTAATTACATGATCCATCTGTTGGAAGAACAGCGTGACGAGAAAACCAGCAATATCACCGAGGAATTCATTCTATATACGTTCTTGGGCGTTTTTATAATATACATCGTCGATTCGTTCGCCCGATCCGGTAAATATACCCGATAGGATGCTGTCGAGAAACCCTACACCAAAATAAATACGCGACCTTGGTCAAGTGGCGATGTAGGATAAATCAAATTGTAGAGATAATACGCCGCCGGACTGGTGAATATCGGCGTGTATTTTTTGCGCCAGTGTGTATATATGACAGTATTGTGTCCCACCTCGTCAAATAGTAACATCTTATAATCCCTGTTATATTTGACGATATCATGTAGAGAATGCAGGAACCCGAGGTAGAAGAAACGCTCGTCCGTGGTATTCGAAAAACTAGTTACGCAATGGAGTGTAGAAGCTCCTTCTAAATCGTCATACGCGGTTTTCGCGTCTTTGATGAAATAGTAGCCGAATTTGTCTTCGCCCCGTTGCAGACAATAGACGTATAACAGGTTCTGTTGAATGAGTTCCACCAGGGTTCCCAGATCGGGAAACACGCAAATGTCGAAGACCCGGGCGTCGGTTTTCGTCTGAATATTGAAGAAATCGTGCAACATGTCGATGTTCTCTTTGGTTATGCGAACAATGGTGTGGTGTTCCGGTAAACGCGGAAATCTATTGTTTCGTAGATTATACGTGGTCGTGTTATATTTGACCAGCGGAACCACACCGGCGAACAATTCGATTTCCTTCTTAATGAGACAAGAGACAACACTGGGATTTTTCTGTCGCTGATTGTATTCGTGGGTCTGTATTAGTTTTCTACAGGTTTTGGTATAATCGCGTTCTCGGTGGACCGACAGAAAGTCCATGAAATACAGTGGATAATGTTTATAAAGTTCTCTTTCTAGAGAAAAAAAATGGACGTATCGAGAACATAGGAAACCGATCGGTTTTTGCGATGTGACGATATCTCGGACAACCATGTTTCCTATAACAACACCGGAAATATCATACTTGTTCTCGTTATAGAAAGATATGAACGAAGGTTCTCTTCCACCGACCAAATATGCGTCTAAATTCTTTTGGTTCATCGTATGCATAATTCGATCTGTTGATAAATAATAACACTGAACTATATTTTCCATTTGTGTTTTCTCTTCTTGAGAACATTCTAAATAATTGTAGGTCTTTACGTTTTCAAAGTCGCAGTATTTGGTTTTGTAGGGGGCGGTGGAAACCGTGTAGGGTGTTCTCTGCCATTTTCGCCAAAAATCGTAACTGTGAAAAACACACTGGGACGACCAAAATGGATATCGTATTTTTATGTATGCCAAAATAAAAACGGAAAAAAATATTAGTATAACGAGAACATTTACGATGATCATTGACAGGATAAAATAACAGATTATTTTTTATGTGTTGTTTTATCGACGGTGGGGGGGGTGGCTAAATATCCTGTGATACGATCTTAACGTCCTTGTTGCGGACAATCTTACAGAGACCACACGTATTGCACGTGTAGAGAATAACGGACGTATTGTCAAGGTTTTCCGAGCTATCCCCAAAAACGAACTCTCTTACGATTGTTCTCGTTTTGCTTTTGTCCATCGACGAAAAAGTTTCGACGTAGCTGTTGCTCTTACACAATTCACACAGCACTTCTTGGGTGCCGTTAAACATCAACTTTTTGGATTTATCACTCTCGAAAATCGGAGCGAACCCGGCTATTCCGCCTTGTCTTTTAGCGGTCATCCCCCCGGCCCTTTTCAGATTTTTTCTGGTTCTTGCCATATAACATATGACTCTATAATGTTCTCTCCAAAATACATAAAAATTGGTTCTCGTCATTTTCCATCGGCATTTTTCCACGAAAAACGAACCCCCCTCTCTTCGCCAATATCAAGATATCCTCCATTTCATTCATGTAGAGGATCTGTTCATTTTGCCGAATATTTTTCGTTTTGTTGTCGGTAACGGTTTGTGTAAAAAGCACATTCGGCGTATCGAAAACGTATTTAGCCTGATACTGAAAATCGAGGAAATTGACTAAAGTATCGGTTGGGCGCTCCTCTTGGCGGGAGTTTCGCTTCTTCTTCTTCACCAGATCCGGCATGAGAACCGTGTTGAATTTGGACGGTTCCACTAAATGCAATATCATGTAGGATTTAGGCATCATCCAGAAATAACAGTTCCTGAAAAACTGCAGTTTATCTTCGAATTCGTAAATGGTGAAGTTCAAACACGTGACATGAGTAAATGTGGACCGATCAAACAACATCGGATCGAACACGTCGCCGCGCTTGACGATCATATCCGGAAACTTCTCTTCCGTGAATGAAATCATATCTGTTGAACATTCAACACCATAAGCCCGGTATCCACTTCGATGAACCTCGTTCACCACCACACCGGTCCCGGAACCGATATCCAGGAAAACGCTGTCGGTTTTCGAAGGCTTCGTGATCTTTATTATGTTGTCGACTTCCCACTTTACCGTTTTTTTCCTGTCGAATATAGTGTCGTATACTTCCGCGTACGTTTCGTCGTATATTTCCTGGTTCCGTTTCAGCACGAACGGTTCATTCTGCGTAAATCCTTCCACATTCACCTTTGACAGTTCGGTTTGGTACCGATCCTTGTAAACGTGATACAATAAAGCGATGAAGGCGATTAACAATAAATTTTGTAAAACGGAACTACTCGGGGAGTGAAAAATGCTGTAAATATATTTTATCATATACTAAAGATGAGATATATTTAGTTTACGGTGTTGCGCAACTGAGTACGGGTATGGTTGAAAAATTTATCATTGCCGATTGACGTGGCATTTGCCAGGTTCGGATGCGTGGATTTGTCGAATTCATTCGGTCTAAATAAATCCTTGAATGGCTGTTCCGACGGTTTCGATACAATAGTCACCTTATATAAGTCGCTGTCCGACGACGGAATATAGCTGTTCAATATACAGTCACGCTGTAATGCGAAACGCTGGTTTCTCAAATCGATTTCGGTATCTACGTTTGCCGAATATCCCGAAAAATGCGCCGTGCCACTTATCGGTGCAAACGTCTTTTCCGTGTCGTAGGTGTCGTATTCCATTTTGGGAACCTTTACCGGTGTACGCCGATCCAATATGGGAAACAGGGAGTATTTCGTGGGGATCGGTCGCGGATCGTAATTCGGTTCTAAAGCTGTATCGGGGAATTGTCGTCCGCGAAGTCGGCTGTTCAAATCATCCACCCTTTCGTGTTGAATATAATATGCGCCCTTGGTGGTATCGAACTGCTTGTAATATTCTTGTTCTTCTTGTATATTCATAGAGTATAGATTATGAATATACATTTTTCTTGGCGGCGGAACTGTTTTACAAAAAAAACAACATAAAAAAGATCGTGTATACATTTCAAGTAAAATGGAAAATTACTCGACCGGAGGACAAGACCTCTTTGTAATCGATTTCATTTCGAAAAACAACGCTACTTATCTGGACTTTGGCTGTGGTGGACCCCAGAATAACACCTATCTATTGGAGAAGAAGTACAATTTCCAAGGATTATCCATTGACGTCGATACGTGTCTCGAGGAGGGGTGGGACGGCTCCGATAGAGATGCCGAAAACCTGTTGATTTGTCCGGATTTTACGACACTGGACATCGAGGACGCATTGTACGAGTTTTATGCGAACGGGAATATCGGATACCTGTCATTCACTCTTCCCCCCAAAATATCGATCGAAGTGTTGAAGAAAATATCGTTCGAAGAATACTCGTTCGGGATTATTACGTATGAACATTCCGACGTAAACGTGGGTCTCAGTCGACAAATATTCTTGGACAATGGCTACAAGAAGGTCACTACCGAATGCATGAACGACTACGACACCACTTCTACAGTCGCGTTGAAACAGGACTGGTGGTTTCATCCGGACGTGGTTACTATTCCGCAACAGTATATCGATAACAGTTTGTAATTTGCGCTATGCGATGCTCGGTGCCGTGGGCAACGGAAGTAGGAAAAACGTGAATTCCTCGATAAATCTAGAAATACTATTTATCCTGTTGAGGTACGTATGATTATCCCTGACAAAAAGCATCAATTCCTTTATCTTTTCGATCTTAACAGTTGGATCCGTGTTTTTCTCGAAATGGATGCCTTGATTACACAATAAACCAATGTCTCTATTGTAAATAGTTTTTCTGTTGAATAGTTTGTGTACAAATTCGTTGTTGGTCAGACCCATTTTCCCGTAACTGATGTTCTTGAATATTCTACAGGGTACGTATTTCGAGTTGACTTGTGCGTCATCTTGTAATGCCGGAGAAATAAGCGACCGTTGAATTAGGTCGATGTTCTCTTCGATTGTTTTATTTGTTGGAGAATTGACATTGAATGACGCACCGTAATTGTTGAATTCGATGTTGTTGCCTCGACACAACTGTTGCAACATGTGCCAAACCCGGGTCATGGATCCCACGAAATTTATTCTATTTTCCGTGACAATACTCGGCAACTTCTCGATATTCTTGTCTATCTCGTGCGGCAAAAGATCGGTCGCCCAGTAAGTATAGAAACAGTTGTATTCATTGCATTCGGCGTAAAATTCGTTGGGAACACCGTAGTACAGCGGCAAATGGATATAGTTTTTCCCTCGGTCGCATTCGACGAAATCGCGCTGGGAAACCTTCAGGATCACAATGTTCTCTTTTGGTACCCCGGCGTAATCCCCCGGATCGACGTAGTGTGTTAAATACATGCAATCGTTGCGAAGAGGGATCCTTTTGTTGACTTGGTGTTCAGTTATAAAAAGACTTTGTGTGAAGTCGATACCCGATACGTCATCCTTGTCGTCGTACCACGAAGTCTTGTATCCCAAATGCTTGAATGCTATATAAAAGCCATTATGAATATAACTGTGAGTGTGGCTGTGTAGTTTATGACCCCATATAACAACCTGTCGGATTTCAGTTACCGATGACATGTTGGATGTTTTTATTTTTACAGATACTATATGTTTATATCTTTTGACCGCGAAAAGATATAAATATTTTGTTGTTTGGTTTGTATCAGAAATGGATGCAGGCACCCCAACAGTTACCTTTTCCACGTGTTGGT